AATAGCAGTTATACCGGTGTCAAAAACAAGGGTTTTTGATGAATCTTTAAGAACTGCTTTATCGTTTTCAAGAACAATATCTGCTCTAGCAGTGTCAGCAACAACTATACTTTTCACATTATCAGAAAAACTGTATCCTGAATTCATTCTGATATTGAACAAATAAATTGCATATTGTGCTGTTGAAACACCCTTTGTTCCGCTGTAGAATTTTACAGCTTTTACATTTGCATAACCAATGGTTGTTCCCGCACCAGAACCAGTAATACCTTCTTTTTCTGAAAATGAATTTTGTGCAGTATCTTTTAATAATACTTCGGCCAAAGATTCATAATCAAAAGAACCTAAGAATTCGTCGCAAATTACATAATTGCCATAATTAGCAGAAACAATTTGATTTTGGGCGTTTGATGTGGTAATAGCTCTTGAGGTTTCTACTTTAGACGTGCCAATTTTCTCAATACGATTTCCTCTGACATATGCAATGCCAGGAGAAACTTCATAATAAAATGCTTGAGTGTTTGATTCGTGGGCAATTGTTTCAATTTGAAAAGGACGAATAACATAATCGCCTGATTCTTCATATGTTCTGTTTGAAATTTGTTGATTTAATGCATTATATGCTGGATCATTTTGTTGTTGTGTTGGTTGATTATTATCAAATTCAACAATAGAAAAGAAATTTATATTATTAGCAGCATCTGTTCTTGTTTTTGATACAAGAGTTGGAGTAAGTTTTAATCTATCGGCGCCTGGAGCATTCTCATTTGGATAACCAAGAGCATTATCGTTTAGAGATGAATCGATATTTTCGTTGACAATACTTTCCGTTGTATCAAATCCAACAACATAACCAGCAACATTTGTGCTGAAATCTCTAACAGCAATTATTTGTGGTTCTACTTTTGTGAAGAATCCTTTTTGGTAAATAATACCATCAGAAACTCCTATGCAATAAGCATATCCATTAGAAGTAAATGTTCCATTTGATGCAAGAGTTGATATAGAATCGGACAAATATGCAGAATTTAAAGAACCAAATTTATCTTGTGATGAATTATAGAAATAAAGAGTGTCGCCAGGAGAGAATTCACTAATATCTGTATTTGATACAGAATTTGTACCAGTGGCAATATAATCAAAATAAATTCTGTTTGTGCTTGGAGCGTTTAATGCATTGCCGTCTTTTGCTATTTTAATAACCGCTCTTACAGCATTGTTGCTGTCTGTTGAATTGGTTATTAGGTAAGTGTTATCAAAATCAGAGACAAAGGCATTTGTGTTTGTGTTGAAAGAATCTGCCAAACTGATATAGTGTGTATTTGGATAATATGTAATAGCCACACCATCAACAATCGACCCATCTTTAAATATATGATCACCAAATCTCTGAATTTGGTTTTGAAGGATGGTTTGAGATTGTGTTAATTCTCTGGCTTGAACAGCTCTAGAAGGACGAAATAAGACTCTATGAAATCTTTTTTCTTCGTCAAAATCATCGAAATATGGTGCAGTATTGAAATCTGTATTAAGAGAGGACATGTAGTTTCCCTATTAAACCTGAATAATAATTTTAAAAGACTCAGTTTGGGTGTTTGATCTTGTTACATTATTTATATTCTCATAATAAAGAGGAATAACATCTTTGGCATAAATGTTTCCAAGGCTGTTAATATTTATGGTTCCTATGGAAGAACCAGAGCTATTTGCAATATATTCACCATTACTGAAATTTTTATCTCCTGTTATTCGAAGAATTGTGCTATTAGAGAATACAACTGTTCCTTTTGCTCCACTGGTAACACCACTTAAACTCTCACCAACGCTGAAAACATAACCAGAAGATAGATTTGCTTCCAAGACTTGTTTAAATGTGTTTGAAGAATATCTAGAACCTTTTGTATTATTAGCGTTTAAAACATAAGGATTTTTAATTAGTCCTATTTTATTATAAACGGTGTTGGATGGTATGGTATTGCTTTCATCTTTACTAAAATAGAAACCTATTCCTAGACCCTTAATATTCAATTCAGAGACAGGTGAAGAACCATGACCACCTGGAGGTGGAACAATTGCATATAAATTTGCACCAGAACCATAACTTAAAGTAGCAATAGAAACATTTGCTCTGGAAATATTGGAACCAGAATCTAGAATAGTAATGCTTGAAATAGTATTTGTTGATGTGTTAACTACACTATATGCTATTGGAGAAGTGCCATCAGTATTAAAAACTACTCTTGGTGAAATTAAATACTGTGTGACGTTAACTGTAATATTGTCAGTATTGGCCGCCGAATCTAATGTCACCCATCTACCAGAAGAATTTGACGTATAAGAAGAAATATTTTTTAATTGAGATGTACTTGGAGAACCAGTATTATAAATGTATATAGAATTATTATTATAGTAACCAAGAGTTTGTGGTTCTGATGAATCTATTTGTAACAATGTTGTATTTGATTTACTTTGTATTTTCAGACCAGATTGACTATATGTTTGGTATCCAGAACCACCATTAGCGACCACTACAACATCAATACCACTATAAGTTTTTGCAGTTGAAACAATTGTAGCATCAGGAAATACAGGGACATAATCATTTGTTGCAAATTTTGTATAAGTTGCAGCAGAAATTGATGTAATATATCTCCATTTGTAACTATCAGCAGTCTGAAATGTTATAGCAGATGATCCACCGGTTGCTGGATTTGTTGTCGAATTTGCGCCGTTGTTATTGTCTATACATTTATAGATATAATGTTTTCCATCTGTGGGAGATGGTTCACATACAACGTAGAAATTATTGTTTGAATATAAAGTATTTGATGTATCAATGTAACGATCATATACGGTCCCAGAAGTCCAGACATTGTTTTCAATCATATATGCAAAATCACCGGGTTTTAATTTTTTACCAAAAATCATTTGCCAATCATTGGTGAAATTTGCACTATAATCGTCATCAGTTGTTGTTGGAGGAGAACCAACATAAGCTATTGGATTTGAAGCAAAAGCATAATATTGAGAAGTATTTGCTGTTACTGCATCAATAATTTCATCAATTAATACTTTTTTATAATTAGGTAAAACTTTTCCCATTTTATACGCCTATTGCCATCCAGTATACATTTGTTGAAGTTGTATTGGAAGTTCTTATTATTGCATGTGTAGTATTTGGAGCATATCCAGAAGCAATATATGTTCCAGTTGCATTACTTGTTGTTTGAACATTGTATACAGTGGTAAATGCAGATGTGAATTGTGCATTTCCGTCTGAACTATTAGCAGAAATCCAACCCCAATTCATTTTTATACCATTTGGAAGATATGTGTATCCATTAGCAGCTTTAGTTGATGATCCGAGCGTGAAAGTATTAGTAGATACAGTTAAATTTGCTCCAATAGTCATATTACCAGAAATATTTGCTGTACCTGTTACTGCTAATTTTGCATCTGGAGCGGTATTTGATATCCCCACATTTCCACCAGCAACAACATAAATTGTTGTACCAATATTAGCTGTGTTGGTTGTTGTTGTTAAATTTGCAGAAGTTAAAGAACCACCGATAATAACATTACCAGAAACATTGGCTGTTCCAGATACTTGCAATTTAGCATTTGGCGCGGTATTAGATATTCCTACGTTACCCCCAGATACGACATACAATGTTGTCCCTATGGTAGTTGTATTAGTGGTTAATGTTAAATTCGCAGATGTTAAAACTCCACCAATGACAACATTACCAGAAATATTTGCTGTACCTGTTACTGCTAATTTCGCGTTTGGTGATGTATTAGCAATACCAACGTTACCAGAAGCATCAATTATAAAAGGCGTACTATCAGGATTTGCACTGTCTTCTACAACAAAAGAATTTCCCGCTCCTGTCTGTGTTATACGAAATGCATCACTTGAAGAACTGACATTGACAATTACAGGAGCATTTATCGTATTACCAGAAATACCAATTGCATTATTAATGGTTAAGAAATTACCATTGATCGTGGTAAATGCAGCTCTGATTGTGTCTCCTGTGCCGCTATCGGCTGAAGTCCCAATGTTTACGTTAGTAAAAGCCATTAATATTTTCCTTAAAAGCTAATTGATGTTCTGTCTACTGTTATAGTTGTAACGTCTGCGGTTTTTACTGTCATATCAGAGGTTAAATACAAATTTGCAGTAGTGTCAGCAGTAGTAGTGTTATATAATACGTCTATAGTAGAATTTCCTGCGCTAATAGAATAGAATTGACCAAATAATTCAGTTCCCGCTGTATGAAATGTCTCGTATAAAATATCTCTATAGGTATCTAAAGCTCTAGCAACTTTTATTTCATACGAATAATCTTGATAATAATAACTGTCTTGAATGTATTTATCAGAATTCAAGAAACTTCTTGTTGTTGACCAATAACCTCTACCTTTACCTACACCAGATTTTACAACCTTTCCAATGATTTCTGCGGCTGTATCCAATTCTTGTATTGATGCAGAAAATACTGCTCCTGATCCAGTATTTGATTGTATTTTAATTGTAGGAACATCTAGATAACCTGAACCTGGATTTATCAAATTAATACTCGTAACTGATCCAGAACCATTGACAGTTAAATTGGCAGTAGCGAATGTTGATGGCTCTCCACCAGATATTATAACTTTATCATTTGCAGTATAACCAGAACCTGCACTAATGATAGTTATATTATTAGAAATTGTTCCAAATAGATATGCATAAACAGTTTCGTTTTCTACATACCCTTTACCAGAATTAATTACACTTGTTGTGCTAACTACACTATTACCTACCGATGGCAATCCGTAAATAATTTCGTTATTACCAGTTCCTTGACCATCAACTCGGTTTAATACGCCTTCATAGGTAGCAAAATTTGATTGTAAAATTATAGGTGCTGCTCTATGAACAGCAGAAGCAGTGGAATTTATAGTTGGTGGACCATAAAGAATTATTTGTGTAGAATTAGTTACAGTTCTAATAACAGCCAATTCTTTTGTTGCTGAATTAGAAGTATTAGCTTGTAGAGCAATAACATCACCATTTGCAAAATATGAATCGAATATAGTGGAAGTACCAGTAATCGTATTTGATGTTGTATTATAACTTATTGTTCCCGGTAAAGTATTTGATGCAACAGTTACAGATCTTACAAATATTGTTGCTGGATTTGTATAACCGTTACCTGTTCTTATATTTGAAAGAGAACCTATAGAACCAAAAATACTATTTGTAAAAGACAATGTTGGACTTATAGTCGATCCTAAATTGGCTGATGTATTCCCTGGAAATCCGAAAGTTGTTGAATTTAACGTTAAATTAGCGTAATCACAGATCAAATCTGTATTATAAGAAATATATTGAGAAGATAGTCCAGAAGAAACTTCGCCAGTTAAAGAACCAACAGTGAAAGATGCTCCACTTCCTGTTGTATCATTTCTGTAAATAAAAACATTAGCATTAGCTAGATAACCAAATCCACCATTAATAATATTAAAATTTAAAGAACCATAACCTCTTGAGAGAGAAGTAATTTTCAAAATACCATCAACACCATAAGAAATAGTATTACCAGTTGTTGGACTTGTGTGAGCAACCTTTATAAGATCACCCACAGCAAAATTCTGTCCACCATTAATAATATTCAAAGTATCCAAAGAACCAATAACTATTGGCGCTGTACTGAGAATTGTAGAATTGCTTTGATCACCATCTACGACTATTTTCTCATTTATTTCAAAATAAGAACCTTTGGGTGAAATATTTGAAATGTTTACAATATTATATTTTGAATATCCAAAAGATTGATTGATTACACTTTCAATAACAGCTTGTGTGCCAGAAACCAAACCAATAATAGTTTTTCCAGCTTTTGATGGCAAATAATCATTTTCAGAAACTTCCAAATATGTAGGTTCTTCCCATGTACCATCAGAAACTCTCAATACATCAACGCCAGGAAGATATACTTCTACGTCTTCATTATAGATCAATTTAAAAAGAAGTCTATAACACTGAATTGTTCCTTTAGAACGATATACATCCAAAATATGTTTTAAAAGAAATCTTTTGTTTGCAATTACATTAAAAGGTATTCCATATAGATATTTTTTCTGGAAATATTCCAAGAATGTTTCTAATGTGTTGTCAATATCTCTATAATCTAGAAGCCGTCTAGTTTCATATATAATTTGATTTTCTGTTTCCATCCATTCATAGTATGCTTTAACAAACAAAATAAAGTTTTCGCCTTCCTCAGCATAAAATCTGGGAAATTGATTTTGGATGAAATTTGATATATATTTTTCTGTTTGAAAAGCCATTAGTTTACAGTTTCTATTAGAGAAATTGATATATCATTGGAATCAAATAATAAAATTTTGTTTTGAGAAGCTATGATGTCTTTATTCTTTGGAACCATATACAAACTAATATAAGAGCTGTATTCAGAAACTTTTAATGAATTTATTATGACCTGTCCAGTAACATAGTCTATGCTTCCGATATTTGAATTTATCACAGTATCAATATCATTTATTGTTGTGTATACTTCAAGAACACCATCGTCGTTATCTCTTATATATGAAAGTGGATATTCTGTGGAAGAGGAGTCAACATATGTGAAACTAGAAGAAGAAATGATAGATGTTGTATCGCTTGTTTGACCAGCTACTTTATGTCTATGAGCGCCACTTTCATTGCCATAATTTATTTCATAGCTTGTTGGATAATATAATTCTGGTGTAATTCTTTTTATCATATAAACTTCTGTATCATTACTTGTGATACTTGCTTCTGTATTATCAATATGTGAAACAAATTTACTATATCTAAAATCACTACCAAACATACCTAGATGGTCATCACCAAATTGTAAAATTTGTTCTGAGAGCAAATTTTCTAACTCTGATTTACTTTTTGTTGTTAATGTCGCATCATATTGCACAATTGTGTTAATTTTACAATAAAAGTAATCTGGATCACTTGTTATTACTCTATTTGGTAGAACAATATAATTTTGAAGATAATTTACTATATCATTTTTTAGGTTATCAGAAGCCACTGTTGAACCAGCCGGTTTTATACAAACTACAACTCTGCCATATAATTTTTCTGGCAATTGTTCACCACCGTAAATAATAACGTCGTCAATTTCACCACCAAATTGACTTAATATTAAAGAAGAATAGTCGTCAGAAGAAACTGCTCTTTGTTGAGTGGCAAAATATCTTGGCGCTCTTGTTCTTATAGATTCGATAGATTCTTTGATTGCACCACCAGAAGAATTAGAGGATACTGTTATGATACCAATTGTTGCTGTTCCACCATTAGGCAGTCCCAAATCATCAGAACAAACAAAACTAGAAACTCCATCAGCGTTTGGACCAGCAGCTACTCTATATTCTATTGTTATGGTTGAAAGATTTAGTGGTTTTCTGCCAAATAAATCGTCGCCAAATATAATTTCATATTGATTGTTCTGAGAAGCTTGAAGAAAATATACTTCTGATGAAGAATTTAATCCAAAAAGAGTTTCAGCTTTGGAGAATGTAGTATTAGTTCCATTTTCGGTAACAGTGACTTTTATAGAACGATCATCCACATTATCATTAGTAATTAAAAATCTTTGTGTTTCCGCCAAATCATAATTCATTACATATGCATCTGTAAAATATACACCTTCGTAGACATTTAAACTAGAGACATTGAATGTTGAATTTGGTGAATTATAATAATATGTTTCACTTGTTGTGAATGTATAAGAACCGTTTGAATTAGTTCCAGAAAATTTAGTTCCCTTTGGAACAGTGAATGGTGAAGATATTCCACTGGTATCCACAGAAAAACTTATTGTTGCAATTGATGATTTATAGGATTGTGGATTATAATTCAATTCTTTTGCGTGGGACACTACAGAATCGTATTTTTGCGCCGAATCCAAAAACATCTCAGATGCAATCATATTTAAATAAAATGCATTGAGATATGAATTATAAGACATAACGTCGAGTAGGACGTTAATGTTCGATCCATTAAAATCATAGTCTTTAAAAACAGACTGAGAAGTTAAGTAGTTTTTAAAATTTTGTTTTAGTGTATCAAAATCTAATGATGAAAGGACTAAAGAGCTATTTGCCATCTATCGAACTCTTTTTAAAATTAAATTGACAGAAATTGGAGTCGGATTATTTATTAAACTGTATATTATATTTATTTGTATTTCATTTGGGTCGTAGGTGTCGAAGACAGAAACTTCTATGACGTAAGCTCTTGGCTCATTAATTTCTAAAGTTTTTTGTATATGATAACGAATATCTTCCAAGATAGCATGATTATTATTCTCGAAAAGAAGATCGTTTACATGACAACCAATATATGGCTGGAAAGGTCTTTCACCAAAACTTGTTAATACCAAATTTTTTATAGATTGTGTTACTGCTTTTTCATTAGTAACTCTACCCAATTGATTACCAATAGGCGTTACAGCAAAACTGTCCAAAAAATCCGAAAATTCTTCTATTTTTTGTCTGTTTCCAGAAATTGCTTCTGCTCTTGTTACAGCCATTTTTATTCCTATCTAAATGTAGTTGGAGGAGCAATACGACCACCACCTTGAATTTTTGTTGTCGTGCCTTGTGTTTTGATATCACCATCTGCATTAAGATTTACATAACCAGTGGAATCAATTTGAACGCCATTTTGATCAATAGTTATTTTATTATTACCAACACTTAAAACTATTTTCATTGCACTTATAATTGTCAACTCATCACCAGAATATATTTTTATTTTTTGTGCAATATTATAATCAAGATTACCACCTTGAACGTGATTTCCATAATCACCTTCAGTAATCATCATTCTATTACCAGTAACATGCATAACAGTATCACCTTCATTACTTACATGAAGACTGCCTTGATTTACTGTTACTATATCTGATTTTGTTGAAGTATATACTTTACCATCAGTTTGATTTTGAAAACTTCCTTTTCCAGAACCTTCTATTGATTGACCAGCAACTCCTTGATATGCATTTCCCCCAGAAGAAAGACCTACGTCTTGTTTGAAAGCAGTATTTTTATTACTCTGACCATATTCGGCAGAATTTCCGTCTGTGTTTCTACTTCCACCACCAGAAATATATGATCTTGATGAATTTTCCAAAGTATTTGTAAGACCACCAGCCTCAACAATACTAAACGAACCATCGTGATTTACTGTCTCAACATAAGATTTATCTGGTTTTGATGGGTCTGCATATGTAATATTTCTATTACCATTTCTTCCATTACTACCAGAATACCAAGGATATTCAGGAGAAGCCCTGTTATCATCATATGGAGCTTTGGGAGAAAGTTGATTTATTTCTGTCATTAACTAATTCCTATAATTCTTAGAGTATTATAAGAAGAAGCTATGGCAGAAGCACTGTTTAATCCAGAAGCTTGCATTATTGTTGAGACAGCAGTTGCAGTTGTCATAGTTGAAATTGATGATACCAATCCTGAAATATTTGAAAAATTTGCTATATTTCCTATGTTTACTATACTAGAAATACTCAGACCAGATATTAAATTATTTAAATTTGTTAATGATGAAGGTAAAGCAAACGCGGTATTTGTTGCTTGTTGCATTTTTTTAGCAAAGGCAATATTTTTATTAAATTTATCTAAAGTTTGTTGCACAGATGATTGTGAAAGAACAGATTGTGGTAGAAATTGATTTTTTGTCAAATTAGTTGCAACACCAACAACGCCCATGATATTATTTATCAAGGACAAATTGATTGATGCATTTTTTCCAAGAGATTTTTCCATACCTTGATTTTGTATGACTGTGTTTTGCTCTGATAAAGCATTGTTTATTATAGTCGTTGTCAATGTATTAGATATTACATATGGCTCAAATGTTCTTGCAATTGCTTGCTCTGAATTTGACACAATTTCATCATCAGAAGTCTCAAATGGATTTTGATAACTATATCTTTTACTGTAAACAAATACAGTTGAATCATCTGGATTTTGCCACTGAATATAGCCAGGATATGGGTCTGATTCTTGGTCATAATATTGTTGTATGTACAAATCAGGAACATTTTCGTATGTATAAAGAGGAGATGGTACTATATCACCATAAGTTATTGGAGGAATAGTTCTTGATTGTATTCCTGTATCTCCACTGATCATTGCTTCTTGAATTATAGTAGCAAGAGAATTTTTTACCATATCTTGATATTCAGAGTTTATTTGATTTATTTTTCCAAAAGCAAGACATGTTTCAAATGCTAGTATTACTACTTCAAAACCATATTTTTCACATAGAATTCTCAATGCGCCAGTCAAAGCATCGTTTGTTTTTTCGTTATGAGAAGCAGTATCATTTGAACTCATAACACCTCTTGCCATTTTCATTGCTTTGAACATTCCAGCAAGAATTTGAGATTTTCCAAGAGGATCGGCTTTTAACACTGCTTCTGGTAATTTTAATTTTGGATCAACAGATGCAGTTGTTGGATTATCAGCATTAGGTGCTTTTATGCTTCTAATTGTTGCAAGTAGTTTTTGACCTTCATCTAAAATTGATTGAGGTTGTGTATATTTGTCATTTAATGATAGAAACGGTTTACCACTAGCCACGGCATTAAAAGGATTTTTATCAAATCCTGGTGTATCAACACCCTCTGTTCCAGGTTTATTTCTTTGCGTGTCTGGTTTATTTTCAGGCACTTGGTAATGCTCCTCTTGAGAACGAACCAAATATTATAGGATATTGTTGTAAACTATCATCCATATGATATCCTACAATCACTCTCGACCCAACTTCTAGTCCAACAGGGACTATACCAACCCTTCCAGTCGCGGCAGATGTTACTGGTTGTAAAGGTATTGCCCAAGGCAAATGATCGTCTTTAATATATTGTTCATCGTCTTGATAGTTATAAACTCTTACTTTTACTCTGCCTGATTTTAATGGGTCTTTTATGTCTCTTACTTCTGCAATGTAAAACATTAAAATTCGCCTTCTTTATTAGAAGCTTTTACAACTTTTAAAACCATTGTATATCTAGGATTTTGACCCAGAGGCTTCACTATATGTGTTATTCTTGTTACTAACGCCTTTCCATTAAATTGCGTTTCGTTTTTACCAGAAACACTCGGATCAGCCTTTTTTGGTATATTCAACTCAATCATCGAACCAAGTTTTATTTTAGGATTTCCATATACTTCTAAATCTCCGCTATTTTGTGTCAGAAGAGCTATAAATGCTGCTCTATTCTGCCTCGCTTCTGGAACTCTATTTGGGTTTCTATTGTTGGCATTATCGTTGATAGTTGTTATTTGAACTTCATGAGTTGTACTCGGAGCTTCTAATGATCTATTACCATCAGCTGTGTAAAATTGTGGTTTTCTTGAATCTACCTTAGTAATATAATTAGTTGTCATATTAATTGATGCTTGTGCGCTTTTAGACAAAGGTCTAGAAGGTGTAAAAAAAGAATCATTGACATTGAACCAAATTATTGAATTTTGTCTATCTAAATCAGTAGAACCAGAACCAGAAAGAGTTGTGGTCTGTGATAATTTTACAACAGGTGATTGTTTGAACAATTCTTCATATGTGGCAAATATAAATTTTCCTTTAGATTCATCGGTCTGAAAAAATGTAACAAAACACGATGATTTATCTTTTGATGAAACGTGATCCATATTCAATTTTTTAAAAACTTGTAGGAAAGGTTCGTTCGAAAAAATCAATCTTCTCTGACCATCTGTAGGAGATTTTATCTCAAAAGTTTTGTCTGTTTTAAGATATTTTTGATAAATCTGTTTAGTCATCTCAGATGTTTGTGTTTCAAAACTTTCTTGAATATAGTTTCCCTGAGAAGCCAAAATTTCTTGTAGACCTGCTCTTAAATCGTATTCTTTGGTATGCATAGCTTTATTCTCAAGAGAACCCTCTGTCAAATTCTTGTTTTGAAGAAGTTTCAAATCAAAATTTAATTTATCTTGTACAAACCCATCTATACCAAAAGTTAATTTCACATCTTCTTTGCCCGTTATTTTATATTTTCCTAATGCATCACTATAGTCGTTCAATCTTACTTCAAGAATTGGACCAAGGGGGTTTAATATATCCTCATCTATTTTGAATCCAACAATACTCACCTGTGATGAATCTAAAGCATCCATACTTCCTATAGTAAATTTAGAAAATTTTATATCACCAACTGCCATTTTACTCTGCCATCAACGTTCTTAGATTTTCATATGTAATATCAGAATATGCTTTATCTAGAATAGTTAAAGATTTGAAGTATTCATTTCTTTCTGTCTCATAAGTAAAATAAGACACTTCTTTCCAATATACTTGTTCTTCTGCTGGTATATTAGTTGATACAACATTTATTGTTGAAGTTATACTTGTATTTACACCGCTCTCTAGACCATAAACATAACTGCCGCTCACATATGGTCCATCATAATTACCAATAACATGTTGTAAATATAAAGTTCCGTTATTAGCAGCTACTACTTGACCAGCCGCTGTATTCGAACCAAAAACAACATGACAAAGCTCATCATTAATAAATGATGTATTACTCACTTGATATGAAACAATTCTATTTGTATTTCTTTTCCAGTCTATTTTTTTTCTTGTATAAGAAGATATGGAACCACTTACAGAGTACAATGGCTCCCAATAATTCTGTTGAGATGCAGTTAAAGCATCATAAGCACTAACACTTATATCTTCTGATGAAACCCAATCATTAGCATAGTAAGAAATTTTGTTTATTGCATTATCCATTGAACCATATTTTGTTTTTACAAATTCTTCAAATTCATTATACTGAAGATACCACTCATAATATGGATCTGTTATTTTGTTTGACAGATAAATTATCCAGCTTTTATATGGATCTTCATAATAAGAGTTACTGAGTTGATCTGCTCTTTCATTGTCAGTTATCTCATAAGGATAATAAACATATGGATTTTTTATAACTTTTTCCTGGACAACAACCCTTTTTGTTATGTCAACAACTTGATTATTGGAATAATTGATTATTGGAAATGTCTGAAAATATTTACTTGTCATTTTATTGTCCAGTTAATGGGTTTCTGGTCAAATTTGATATATTATTTAACCTTTGTGTTTCACTGGGAGAAAAGTAATAACCAGCAGCCGCTCCAACAGCTCCTCCAATAACGGTTCCAATAGCTGCACCATATTTTCCTGGGAAAAATCCACCAGCGAAATTTCCAATAGCCGCTCCAGCTATTGCGCCGACCAAAGTTGCTGCGCTTCCTGTTGATTCTTCGTTAAACCAAACTTCAATTTCTTTTATTTGCATTGTTAGATTTATTACAGTTGGCATCCCATCTTCGAAAAAAGATGGAGCTCCTGATCCTGTATAATCAATATTAATTGAAGAAATCACAGCTGGTTTAAATTTCATAATATTTGGGAAATATCCACCAGATACAGAAATCATCACTTTATTTGGATATAACAAAAGAAGTCCAGAGCTTCTTGCTGGAAGCATATTTTTCTTAATAGTATCTAGTATCTGCAAAAGCTGACCAGCTTCTTTTTGATTTTTGGGTGTGAAAGACCAACTAAAAGAAAATTCTTTAAATGTTGGTTGTTTAAAAAGCATAATCAAATGAGGATTAAGAGCAATACCTGCAAAACTACCTGCTATAGCTGCGTTTGTACCTTGCAAACCCGCAGCAATGGCCGCTGCCTTTTCTCCACCTCCAGAAACCAAAGAAAGACCAGCTGATGTACCAGAAACTGGTTCGTATATGACAGATTGTACGTCGTTTATCTTCTTAGGAAGCGGTAGTCTTAAACCACCATTAAACAGAGAAGTTGCTAAGTTAGATAATGTTGAACCTGTAACTCCCATTCCCGTATTTTTCTCAAATCTTAAAGTCATAAAGTATTCACCAAGATCTTCTGGAAAAGAAGTGGTTTGTGTTGGTCTTTTTCTATTTTGTGGAAAATTTGGTGGAAGAGCCATTTCCTGTCCTATTTTAATAAATATAACTTTGTATTATTTATATCGAGAGAAGAAATGGTGAAATATCAAGGATACTTTAAACCTCAAAACCCTAAAAAATACAAAGGTGATCCCACAAATATAGTTTATCGTTCTGGGTGGGAGTTAAAGCTTATGTTAGAATTAGATAAAGACAAATCTGTAGTCAGCTGGGGATCTGAAGAAATAATAATTCCATATCGTTCCCCGATTGACAACAGAATACACAGATATTTTGTAGATTTCATTGTAACGAAAATAAATAGTGAAGGTAAAAAAGAAACTTCTTTGATAGAGATAAAACCGTTGAAAGAAACTGTTCCTCCACAATTAAAAGACAAGAAAAACAAGAGATATCTAACAGAAGTTACTAGATGGGGAATTAATGATGCAAAATGGAAAGCAGCTAAAGAATATTGTAAAGATAAAGGATGGCAGTTTCACATTTTTACAGAAAAAGAATTAAATATAAGGTGGTAAATGGCTATCCAAACTCCAAATTTTAGAACCGCTAAAGAAGCAGCAGACTGGTACACATCTCAAATCCAAAATATCGGATCTCAAGGATTTTCGTTTTCCGAAGAAACTCAAAAAAATAAAAATTTCACCACAATAACGATCGGAAAAATGTTCTTGTTTGCTTATGACGCAAAATATAAAGACACTTTACCATTTTTTGATCAATTTCCTCTAGTAATACCCTTTGAATTTGTAAATCAAGGTTTTATGGGATTAAATTTACACTATTTGCCTCCTGGAGCCAGAGGGTCTCTTTTAGATGCTTTGGCCTCTACTATGAATAATGATAAATATAATGACACAACTATACTTCAAATAAATTATCAGTTATTGAAGCAGTCTGCTAATGCGTTCTCAGGTTATGAAAACTGTGTAAAAAAATATCTTTTTGGTCATGTAAAAAGCCAATTAAAATATATTGATCCAAAAGATTGGGATAAAGTAGTTATGTTACCAATTCATAAATGGTATATAAATCCAAATTCGAAATATTCTTCAAAAGCCTCTCCTCCCTACTAGGAAATACAAATGCCTTTTAATATAAACAGCTTTAAAACAAATATTGTTGATTATGGTTATCTTCCAACAAACAAATTTGAATTGTTTTTGTCACCCCCCGCTATATTGAGAAATTCAAACATCAATACGCTTGGCACTGATGCTCCTGTTGAAAGAATAATCAAAAATCATCAATTCAGAATAAATCAAATAAGAGCTCCTGGAGTAAATCTTTCTGTTGTTGATAACGCTGTATATGGTATAGGCACAAATCAAAAATTCCCAGTCAATGCACAATTTAATGATATGTCTTTTGAAATTTTTTCCGATGGATATGGAGAAATTTGGCAATTTTGGCATAATTGGATAAACACAATTTTTGGATTTACCAGCACAACCAATGCTGCTACTGGTCAAGCAAATAAATTTGCCTCGTATACTGCAAAGTATAAGGACGAATATTCTACAACTATCCAATTGAGAATATATGACAATTTTGGAAATGATATACAAAATTTCAATTTTTTTGAGGCTTTTCCTATATCGTTAAGGGAAGTACCGTTATCATGGGGCGCGAGTAATGATATGATCAAATTAACTGTTGGTTTGACATATAAAGAACATACAATAGATGGTTCTTCAGTGACTAAAAATTTAAACACATTGAACAGTGGAGTTTCTTCAACTGGATTTACTTCAGAAATGGGCTATTTGTAATATATTATTGGAGATTAAATAATGTCTTTGCCGAAAATAAACTATCCTATCTATAATATCAAAATACCTTCTTTAAAGAAATCTTTTAAATTTAGACCTTTCCTAGTAAAAGAAGAAAAACTGTTGTTAATGGCTAAAGAATCTCAAAATTCTTCAGATATTTTGACAACAGTGAAACAAATTGTGAATAATTGTTGTCTAGACAAAATTTTTAATGTTGATAAATTAGCTTTATTTGATCTAGAATACATTTTCTTGAAATTAAGAGCTTTTTCTGTGAATAATATTGTAAATGTTTCTTATAAAGACGAAGAAGACGAGACATTTCACGATTTTGAAGTAAATTTAGAAAAAGTTGAAGTGGTTTTTCCGGAAAAAATTGAAAATAACATAAAAATAACAAAAAATTCTGGTATTTTGATGAAATATCCACCAGCTTCGTTGTATGACGATAAAGAATTTTTATCTCTTGATAAAGATTTTCTTTTTGAGCTGATGATAAGGTGTATTGATAAAATTTACGAGAATGATACAATTTATGAGAGTAAAGATTACAAAAAAGAAGAGCTCGGAGAGTTTTTAGAGAGTCTAGATTTGAAAGTTTTTGAACAAATACAATTATTTTTAATAAATATCCCAAAATTAAACTATGAATTAGAATATGTTAATAAAAAAGGAAATCCTAGAAAAATTGTGTTGAGCTCACTAAACGATTTTTTTACATGGCGCTGAGTCATAACAATCTAGAAAATTATTATAAAACAACATTTTCTATGGCTCAGCATCATAAATATTCTATTAGTGAAATAGAAAATCTTATTCCATTTGAAAGAGATTTGTATGTTGATATGTTACTAGATTATCTCAAAAAATTAGAAGAAGAAAAACAGAAGATCCAATAATGGCTGTACAACCAAATTTTTTAGATATTTTAAAAAGTAAAATAGATCCTGTTCGAGAACAGGGAACTAAAATATATTCTGAATTTAGAGAAGCAGCAAGAAAAAACGATAGCACAGTAGCTAATATTCTAAGAGACTTTCATACATTCGTTTCATCTTCAAAAAAACAAGATTCAGATACAAACGATAATGTTACACAATTAGAAAATAAAATTTCAAATTTATCAAAGAATCAAGATAATATTTCTACACAATTAGAAAATTTGATAAAACAGCAACAAGAACTTAGCTTTAAACTACAAAAAATAATTAAAATTCTTGATATTGATCCATCAGAAGAAACAGTTGGAAAGAAATTTTTATCTCATCTAAAAACTCTTTTTGAAGACAAAAGAGAAGGAAATTCAAATCTAATAGCTGCTGGACTTGGGGTAGCTTTGATTGGCGCCCAAGCAATGAGAGGAGGTGGTGGAGGAGGCGGAAGTGGCCCTAACACCCAACCGCCAGGAACACCAAAAGCAGAATCTGGCTCTGCAACAGAAGCATTACAATTCTTCATATCCAAAGGTTGGTCAAAAGAACAAGCAGCAGGGATAGTGGGTAATCTGCAGGCTGAATCTAATTTCAAAACTGACGCAGTTGGAGATAATGGGAAAGCATACGGTATTGCTCAATGGCATCCAGATAGACAACAAATATTTGAGCGCCAATATGGTAAATCTATTAAAGAAGCTTCGTTTAAAGAGCAATTGGAATTCGTTGATTGGGAGCTCAATAACAATGAGAAAAAAGCTGGAAATGCGATAAGAAACGCCAAAACCGCTGAAGAAGCAGCTTCTTTAACCGATCAACTATATGAAAGATCAAGCGGAGAACATAGACAAAAAAGAATTGATTTTGCCAAATCGTTAGTGGGAGATAATAATAATCAACAACAGTCCTCCCAAACTCAAGCTCCCGGACCCGGACCTACTGGTCAACAAGGTGCTACGTCACCAGAAGGAAAACAATCATCTGTTCCTTCTTTTGGCGCATCAACTCCCGGCGTTAATCCACAATCAAATATCACACCTTCTGTAGATTTAACTTCTGTAAGATCGAAAAGTGGGAAATCCGCTCAAGTAGATGCTAAATCTGCACCACAATTCCAAGGATTCATAAACGATTTAGAAAATACTGGATATAAAATAGAAACTCTTGGTGGATATGCCAATAGACAAAATGTCAATGATCCAACCAAGAAAAGTGTTCATGCTTATGGTATGGCTATTGATATCAATTCTGAAAACAATCCTAACAGAAGCACTAAAACAGATTTACCACCAGAAACAAACCAATTGGCTCAAAAATGGGGTCTTGGTTGGGGTATGAATTGGTCTTCCGTAAAAGACCCCATGCATTTCTCTACTGATAAAGACGAGGGCGGTACTATGGGGAAAACTGCAACAGAAAATACCCGACCATCGCAGCAATCACAACAACAGGCTTCCGCCCCCGCGCCAATGCCAGCTATGTCGCCTTCAGAAGCTTTAAGAGAAGCAGGAATGGAAGGAGGGACTTTACAAAATGCTATGAGTCAAGCCTTTGGCCCCACCCAACAACAATCCCCTACACCTTTCAGCCAACAACAACCATTTCAACAAAATATGATGATGAGAGGAGCGACTACAAATTTAATTGCTACCATTCTTAACAGTGTTATCGGAAACAGATTACCAGGAAATATGTTAAGAGATACTAGACCAACACAAATAGAAAATGCTGCTATAAGCTCGTTAATTCAGCCAGCAAATAGAAACGAATTTGTCAGAAATTTACAACAACAACCAAATTTAGACCCTAACGACCAACGAAGTAATGCATTCATAAATGAAGGTCAAAGTGGGATGGATAGCAGATTGTCTAAGTTTTTACAAGTAAATAATACAAATTGGACTTCAAGCCTTGCCTCGTATTATGGTTTACAGCAAGAAACCGGAGTAGCTTATAACGCTACTGGGTAAAAATTAAGGGAGCCGAAGCTCCCTTTTTTTATTCTCTTGCTAGTTTCTTAAAATAGTCAAGAGTATCATCTTCTTCATCATCTCCACCAGCCATGGCTAGTTTTGGAGCAGGTTCGGAATTTAGACGAGGTTCTGGGGTCCATGGTAGCTCTTCTTCTTCAGCCCTACGAGAAGCTGAATTACGAGAAGCTGGACCATCTTCTGCAAGAACTTTAGCGAGACGAGCTTTTAGCTCTTCGTAGCTCTTGAAGTTTGAAACGTCCAAAAACGCTTTCAGTGAATGTTCTTTTTTCCAGACTTCTTCCATCTTAGAATCATCTGCGAACAAACGACCAATTTTATCAAACTCTGAACGATCGTAATTGCGATATCCTTCGACATTACGAATCTTTAGTTTGAAATTTGCACCAGTCCAGAAATCAAATGGATTTACTGCTTCTTCGTCAGCAAATTGAGGATTCATGGCTTCGCTTAGTTTATCAAAGATTTTCTTTCCATATTTGAATAGAAAAACCTTACCTTCGTTGTCTGGATTAGCAGGGTCGCTAACAACATAGATGTTAGACACATAATGCAGACGACGTTTTTGCTTACGTGCAACTTCTTTGTCGGCTTCTGTTCCACTATTCCATAGCTTACCATTTAGCTCTGAGACTGGGTCTGGTTTGCCGATTGATGTTAGAGAATTCTCAATATACCAACCACCTGGCCCTTGGAAACCATGATCCCAATAACGAATAAAGGGTAGGTCTTCTTCACCTGGAGGCGGAAGAAAGCGAATTACAGCAAAACCGTTACCGACTTTATCTACCGTTGGCGACCAAAAACGATCATCGCCCTTGCTTTCTTGATTTGTAGAAATCTTTGAAACTTCTGCATTGAGAACGTCTAGAGACTTTTTACCAGACATCTGTTTTAGTTTTGAAAAATCAACCATATGTATTCTCCGTATGTTTGTGTATGTTTGTGAATATGTTTATATAACTGTATGTTGGGAAACAATCCCAACATTATTTAGTATAGCTTTACTCAGTAAAATAGTCAAGACAAATTTTCTTCAATTTGTCCATATCTGATTTGATAAAAGGAGAATATTTTTCAACCTTTGCGCTTATTGATTGCCATATCAAATCATATTCCATCTTTTTATCCCAATGTTTTTTAGCTCCTGAAAGAGATAGCAATAAACAAAGAGTCTCAAGAGAAATTTCTTTAGCTAGATATTGTTTAAGTAGGAACGGATGTTCATTGTTTGAAACAAAAAAGTTTTCGTTAAACTTATCCATCAATTTGTTCAAATCCTGTTTGAACATATATGTTATTGATTGTTGACGCTTCAACCAATTCGTATAAACCTTTTCCGCTTCTTCGCTATAGGCTAATTCTTTTATCCAAGCTTTTTCGTTTTCAGAAAGATTCGCGACAAGAAAATTATGAACATCAGAATGTTTTGCAAGTTTTTGGAAAAAGAATTTATCTTTTCGTTTTTCAAATCCATCAAAAGATGCTTTTGATTTCCCATTGTATTTGAAATAATCGTAATCCGGTCTGGTAAAATGGTTTTTGAGAGATATATATTCTTTATAACAGTCAAATGGAGTCATATAGGCAACCTTGCTGTTTTTTTAAGAGCGTTTATGTTTTCGGCTTCCGATTCAATAATCGCTTTGATAGTTGGGTCTTTCTTAATCCAATAAGCTGCAGTTTCAATCTCAATATTATCTTCTTGACAAATTTTCACAACTGCATCAATATACTCCATATTTTTTTCAGAGCAAAGTTTTATAACTCGTTCTACGAACTGGTTGTTATTCATCAGATTTACTCATACCAAAGAAAAGATTTTTAGCTGCTCCGGCAAAAACATGAGAAGCTAAAATAGACACATAAATCAGAAAAAAAGTCAATATGTCTGGTCTATTTGACATTTTCCAAGCAAACACAGCAGGAAAAAGACTTATTACAAATAAGAGAGTCGCTAGAGTAATATCTCTTACTTTTTCTGGTTGTTTTTGTTCCATTAATCTTTCCTTGATGAAAATTGGTACCCCCACTCGGATTCGAACCAAGACCGCGCTCCAATCTAGAGCATACCACGGTTATAAGCCGTGCGTTCTACCATTAAACTATGAGGGCGTATTTTAGTATGGCTTGACGTTCTTTAGCTGTTTATAGCTTTCATATGCTGCTCCAAGCAAAAAACTCATAAGCACAATCCATGAAAAACAAAACGCATAGATAATATATTCTGCGTCTACAAACGACAGGACATATGTCATAAATGATACAATTCCCGCGATAAGAAACAGAAATCCAAAACCCTTGAGTGTAGTCTTCACGTGTTTCATTTTTTAACTCCTTTGGCGATCCCTGAAGGATTCGAACCTTCAACCTACAGCTTAGAAGGCTGTTGCTCTGTCCGATTGAGCTAAGGGACCTAATTTTTATACCACTTTTAGAAGAATAGTATTTTCGTTTACCCTTTTGGCAAACGGAGCTTCTCCTTTGATTTCATCCATAAGTTTGCGTAGAACTATTTTACCTCCATTTAGCACTCGGTCAAGGTAATATTCAGTCTTACGTCCAATCTTTTTTGTCGCAGAAGTTTCTTCGTTATAGTTAACAATTGAAGAACGATTGATTTGCAATCCACCACGATCAATGGCTCTAAACACTGTAAGAGTTTTATACTTAGTATTAAACGCCCAAAGTTCTTGAGAACCAATGATTTTTTCAGGATTAACAGAAGCCAATTTGAGTTCTTTATCTTCTTTTTTAAAGACAAAATTCTTAAGCTTTTTATCAACAGAAATTGCCTTTGGTTTACGTACAGCACGAACCTTTTTCTCATTTGAACCATAGCGTTCGGCATCTTCTAGAATTTTGTTGAAGAATAAAATGCGTTCTTCTAATTGCTTTTTGGTAAGATGAGAATATCCTTCAACAAGCTGTTCATCATCGCCTTCGTAAGCTCCAACAAGATCGGCGAGCCATGGCTGATACTTTGGAATGATAAAAGAAACATAAACTGAAGGAACTTCCTTTTTCTTTAACCATTCATAAAGATCAAATTCAAGCCCGTCATCAATCATGCCTTCGATCTCACAAAGAATATCATCAGAACGTTCGCGAATTTTCTGTTGAATATCAACACCCTTCTTAACCGGAGCTTCTTCCTCTGAGAAATCTTTAACTCTCTTAAGAGCTTCTTTGATGCTCTTTTCAAAGAAAGCGTAAGAACTGTCAGACAATTTAGCGCCACGCGAAGTCATTCGCGCAATCCAAGCTGCAATCTTTGGGTACCAAACATCAGAAACTTTGGCTAGTCTTTTTGCTTCCAAAGCACGATTGTTTTTGCGGAGATAATCTCCTAGATATTGCCTAGCTTCTTCGTCAGAAGCCATATAATTATACCAGGTCAGAGCCTTAGTATAATCCAAATCTTTTACTGGTCCATTGAAAATGGGCTCGTCACCAAGGTGCTTGCTGTTGATCAGGTAGGTTTCGCTCTTTGTTGTGCGAACCTTTCGTGTCTTTTTAGCGATAACTTGACGACGAGCCATTTCAGTTCCCTTCAATTTATGGTAGTATTATACTATACACCAAGCCTAAAGTCAAGCGGCTTCTGCCATCTCCACCGCCAATTCCAAAGCCTTAGTCTTAAGACCCTTGTTATAACCATACCAAGAAGAAGTAAGACGAGTATCAGCAGAACGCCCAGCGAGATGATCCGTAAGATACGTAACAGCGTTGAACGGTTGCCACCAGGTTCCCTGGGCGAACTCGGATCCAGGCTGGGTCTCAAGGATATCAAGAGCCATCTTTGCGTTCTTTGAGATTTCCTTGGTCTTGGTTTCATTAGCGCCAGAAACGGGGAAGATGCGCTTGAAGTAGTCAACAACATTTTCGCCAGTAGCACGCTTAGACCCAAGAAACTGAGCCATTTCCTTATACTTGGAAAGCTTGTCTGTGGCGATTCCAAGCATATCCTTAACGTTGTCGGGATTAAACTCGCGACGATGAGAAATCTTCGCCATCCGTTCAACCTTGGAATTCAAGGAAAGAGTCAGAGTATTGTTACATACCACACGGATCGGCGTGAACCGAACGTCGGTGGAGAAGCCATACTTATGGAAGTTAGAAAAAAGCAAATAAGAGTCGATCCGATCGCCTTTGAAAAGCTCAAAGGATTCCTTGATCTTAGCCAACCCCCAGACGATCTGGCCGTCACGAAGAGAACCAGCAGTATGCATCTCCATATCGCCAGCAGTCACATACTCATTGAAGAAATCAAAGGCATCTGCATTCTGCACAGGATTCCAGTCGTCAGAAACGACATCAAGAATTTTGTCGTCCATAGAACGAACAAGAGCAGACTGGCCGATCCGAACCTGCTTTCCACCGACTTCGGCGTAAGCAGGAATCTTTTCGACTTCCCAATTCAGACCAGCCGCCTCGAGCATCTGCTCGGGAGTCAGGTCGGAGGGAACCTTCGTCCCCAGGCCATGCCAAGGAACATCGCCAGCGTAAGCCATCTGAGCCTTGCCATTGATCGTTTCAATCATATGAGCCATTTTTTTATCCTTCACATTTGTCAGAGGACCATCCCCCAACCATCATGTAGATAGTATACTTGTTTTAAACTACAAAGTCAACACTTTTTTTCAAAAAAATTCAAGAATTTTCTTTGATGGCTTTTTCTGCCGCTTTTTCAAGCGTATGAAGAATACCAATCTTTGCGAAAGCGACCATTGTCTCGTTATCCATATCAATAATCATTTTCGCAGAACCATCTTCTTGATCTACAATTTCAACGACGTCAAACTTCATTTATTCATCTCTTTCCATAGTTGCAGCTTCTTTGACCAACTCAAGAAGATCAAGAAGATTTTCCGCCATAATTTTCGCCCTGGCCCATTCATCGTCAGATTTTTTACCAGTAATTTCCAGCATAAAACCGTTATCATAACGATAGATTGAAAAATTGTCGTCTACTTTGTTTAGCTTTTCAGAAATTTTCATTCTTTTACCTTTCATATTAGAAACTCGCTCTTGCAATATATTCAAACGCAGCGCCAAGAAAAGCAGCAGCAGGAATTGTGAGAATCCAAGCTACAACAATCTCTTGTGCTTTTTTCCATTTTACTTTGGGGTCTGCTTGACTTGCGCCAACGCCCAAAATAGAACCAGTAATTGTATGTGTCGTGCTCACAGGAATTCCTAATGAGGAAGCCACAAACAACATTGTACCACCACCGACCTCTGCTGTCAATCCATTTTTTGGCTCTAGATGAGTCAATTTAAACCCAAGTGTTTGTACAATTCTCCAACCACCAGCCAGTGTACCAAGACCCATTGCAATAAAGCTAGCATAAATTGCCCAAATAGGAATAGCCGAACTTGTTGTAAGTACATTACCAGCAATAAGAATTAACCAAATAATACCTGCTGTTTTTTGTGCATCATTAGCGCCATGACCCATAGAATAAAATGCACACGAAACAATTTGTCCATATTTAAAATATTTTTGTTGTGTTGGAGTTTCTGTAGGAAATACATTACGCATAATTGTATTGAGACCAGCACCAAGAATAAAGCCAATACAAGGAGAGGCGACAATAAAAATTAATGTTTTTGAGAGACCTTCCCAAAGAAGAATTGACATACCTGATTTAGCAACAGCAGCACCGACTAAACCGCCAATAAGAGCATGACTTGAGCTTGTTGGAAGACCAAAATACCATGTAATAATATTCCATGATATAGCTCCTGACAGAGCACCAAAAAGTACATAAAGATCAACAGCAGAAGGGTTCACAATTCCTTTACCAATAGTCGCAGCAACAGTAAAGGTAATAAAAAACACCACGATAAAATTACTGGCGGCTGCTAGTGCGACCGCCTGTTTCGGAGTTAAGGTTTTTGTTGCAACAACAGTAGCAATAGAATTCGCTGCATCATGAAATCCATTTGTGAAATCAAAAATAAGTGCAAGGATAATCAATCCAATAACAGTAATAATTCCAGTTTCAATCATAATTTATTATCTCTTTTTTACTTTAAAAGTATTTTTAAAAGTTTGAACTTTTTTCCAAGAAGAGTTTGCGGTTCGAATACAGAATGTAACTCCAGTTTTTCTTTGGATAAGCTTACCAGCTCCTGCTCTGATTTTCTTTCTGGCCATTACTGGCTAGAAAATTTATCTGTAAGCGTTGAACGGAAACACTCAGCAACAAATTCTTTTGTTGAGTCTTGACTACCAAGAATTCCTGAATTTACAAGATCTTTTGATACTTCACAATCTTTTTGATTGAGTGTTGTCAAAACAGCTTGAGGTACATAGTTATTAGGAGCAACAACTAGCCAAATAATCATATACCACATATTACTTCCAATCTCTTACAATGTTTTTATAACCAGCGGGGTTTGGATGAACCTTATCTGGTCCAACATATGGTTTCACTTCAAGAACATTATCACCAAATGATTTTGCAACTTTCTTTGCTGCCTCATTAGCTTTTTGATTATTTGCACTTAGAAGCCAAGTTACTTTACCAGTGATACGCTTACGCATAGTTGTCATATTCTGTTCTGAATTGACATTAGCACCATCATTAGAGCCAATACTAATTAACACACGATTAGCCTTGACATCTTTTGTATAATTTTTTGCATAGGTCTGAGAAGAAATATTACCAATTGCAATTCTCTGACATTGAGGAATATTTCGGCTTACTCCAACAGCGATACTATCGCCAACAATAGCACATTCTAGCATTTATTTTTTTCCTTTTTTTGAGATAAGTTTGGATGCAACCTTTTCAATTGAAATTGAAGCAGCAGAAGAAACATTAAGAGAGCGCATAACTCCATATTGAGGAATTGAATAAACAACAGCGTCTTTTAGATATTCGGATGGAACACCATTTGATTCATTGCCAAAAATGAGACAGGGCTTCTTACCTCTATAGGGAAGAACGCTGATTTCATCAATTGGATAACCACCTTGTTCAATAAACACAGAATAATATCCTTGATTCCAGAGATACTCATCCAGTTCTTGTGGATTTGGTGTTCTATCAAGAAAATCAATAGGAATATAGTTCTGTGATCCAACGCATGAACGACGATCAAATCTATGTTCACCAATAACAAAAAACTTTTCGGCAGAGAAACAACAAGCAGTTCTTAGAATAACACCGGTATTGAGAGAACCTTTAACATTAAAACAAGCAACAGAGAAAGGTAGTGCTGTGTTTTTATATAGTGTAACAAGATCAGAGAAATTCCATGTCTTGTATTCATCAATAACATTAAAAGATTCACATGTTTCCGACATTATTAATAATCCAATTCGTAGTATGCATCAACAACCGTACGTAGACTAGTCTCGAGATTTTGATAAATCTCTTTATCCATAATCCCACAAAGAACCATATGATATTCAGCTTCGATTAGTTCTTCTTTACACATAGTAATATATTCACTTCTGTTTTCTGGTTCAATAATCATATTAGGTGATTTTAGTTCTTTCAACAATCTATTGTGTTGAAAATTGACTTCAACGACATTATCGTTCATATTTATCACTCCACAATATCAAAATGACCATAGCGATCAAATCGCTATTCTTCTGTCAAAGTCATATGAGGTTTTAGATCAAGGAACAAATTTCTGAGATGTTTCTCCATTTGTTCAATTCGATCTGCGACTTCATTAAGTTTTTGTTCTGAATGTTTGTATGACATTTTTCTTAGAAAATCACATTCGCGATTAATATAACTCATTATTCCTCCTAGAGTGTATCGTATCCACCATCATCACAAGAAAATACACATTTACGAATATCAAAGGTTGCAATCGCCCTCATACATCCAACACATGGCCTAGACAGCCCAAAGATAAAGTTTCTATTCTCCATATCATATTTGGCTCTGCAGATATAAAGCGTACACTTGCTGAGATCGTCTTTATCAAGATGCTTCAAAGCGTTCTTGATAGCATCGGTTTCTGCATGAAGAAAGATAGACTTGGAATTTTTACTGAATCGATTCTGAAATGGATGAGATTTCATCTGATTGGTACCAAATGAAATGATCTCATTCCTATAGACAACGGCTGCAGCAATTCTCGCACTTGCAATAGGAGCAACGTCCTGTGCAAGCTTGAAGAGAATTCCAAGATACTTCTGATGTTTCACATTATTCATAGTATAATTATACTACTACTTCATAGAGAAGTAAAGGGTTTTGTTGTTATGATCCAAAAAGCCAAATGCCCTGAGACATTAGAATAAGACCAACACCGAATACGCCAAACGATGACCAGAACAGAGCCATAGACACTGATAGTATAGAGGCAGAGAGTAGAACGATACTGAGCTGGAATGCTGTTGATGCATAGCTGATCCATGGACTACGTTGTTTGGCAATATCTCTCTCGTGTTCCAGTTTCTTCGCTGCTGCAAACAGTTCTTTCTTACCTTCGCCAGTTTCTGGTTCTGACTCATATCTCGCAATGAGAGCAGCATGCTTGATCGGATCATCTACCTGATAAATGGTTTGTTTGATGCTCTTGGCCTGATAGAAGTTCCAGATATCGTTTGCTTTGATCGTGTTGTTCAATACTGTACTGGATAATGAACCGGCAATGTATGTGTTAAATGCAAGGAATGCAGCAAAGACATTAATGACAAGACCTGCCTTGTCTTTGATCTTAGCTTCTCGTTCACTCCTAGAACCAGTCGGTGTTCCTTTTGGTTGCTTGTATATTAACTTTAGAATATTGTCTATTAACGATCCCATATTGGTCTGCTCCTATAGAATACATGACCAATAAATCCAATCTCACAAAATAAAAATTATTTATATTCCTTTACCCATATATGTTCTTGTAGAAGAAAGTCGTATATGTAGATGGTGTCGTATGTATCATAATCGCTCAGAGCAGATATCTTTGCATCGTTGATGGAATTGGTGCAATCTACCATATCAAACATACCACCTTTTGGAGAATCTCTGTTGTATGAGAAAATACCATAGCGCATTGTTTTTTCCTGGATGAACCTTTGGAGGCTTTTTTGCGTGCGAAAAAATTTTTGAAACACGTTTTTTGAAAACACGTTTAGAATAAGGGGGGGGGGTTCTTCGCACTTTTTCGCACTTTTTCGCACTTTTTCGCACTTTTTCGCGCGTTTTTGGTGGGGAATATATAACGCCCCCCACCTCCCCTAGCCGAAAAGTTTCGTAAAAAACAATACCCCCCCCCTTCAAAAAATTGCGAAGGGGGGCGAAAAACATAATTTCTTCTAAAACCAAGCAGCCCTTTCGACGACCTCAGCCTGACCGCCGTCCACGATCTTAAAGGTTTGCCACGCCGCAGCGAACCCCTGCTCTTCCTTTAGCTGCGCCTCAGCAGCCCCCAAATCGTCGAAGGACCACACCAGCGTCCAGAGGGTGTCAGGGTCGATCCCGTTGATCCGATAGGATGCCTTGTGCTCCGGAGGCAGCTCCTCGTGCTTCACGATCCGGTAGCGAGAGATCCGTTCCTTGTAGGTGTCCATGCTCTCAGCCCTCCACCGAGTTGAGACGAGCCAGGCAGTCGTCACGGAAGCGAGTCAGGGAGTCGATGGCGTCCTGCATGCTACCCTTCTGACCGCACCGCTTGTCGACCGCGAACTTCAGGGCGACCTCGAGACAGCCGATGTAGGCTTCCATGGTGTACTTCGTCTTGCGCGTCAGGATCAGGTTGAAGATCTCGTCCTGCAGTTCCTTGATGACGTCGAGCTTGGTGATGATCATTGGAAGAACCTCTTTTTTCTACTCAGGCATTGTACCGTAGTCAGCGAGGAAAGTCAAGGATTTTTTTCACCTGCGGCGGTACCGGTAGGCGACCTCGGCAATCGCCGCCTCTTCGGCGAGGCGATTGTTCTCAGCCGGGCTGTAGTCGCCGAACTGAGCCAGCTTCTTGAGGGTGGAGAAGAAAGCCATCTCCGCGACCTTCGCGGCGGCGAGACGATTCTCGGGGCGGATCGTCATGATGAACTTGACCATGGAAGCGGGAGCGGCGGGGAGCTGGGCCATTTCAGAGTCCTCATCGTTTCAGTAAGAGTAGTCTACCGCGATTCGACCCAGAAGTCAAGGACGAAGTTGACTGCCAATGAAAATAATTACAACTGCTGCAGCTAGGGAGGCATAGCCTGGTCCAGTCATTCCGACACCGATCATACCAGCGCCAGACCAGACCAGAGCTCCTGCCGACAGAGCCATTGAGACCATAGACAGTGCAACAGCTCGTCGGCAGCGACGGAAAGCGAGAGAAGGATGGAGCATGATAGGTGATCCCGGCCTAGGCCGGCCGGCCGGCCGGGAACACGCCCGGCCCGCGACCGAAGAAGTCGCGGTACTCGCTGTCGCTCATCAGCTCTTCGCAGTAGGCAAACAGATCGCCTTCTTGAGTCAGATACCAGCGATTCTCACCACGCTTGTACACTGCGCGACCCATGACGCTATCCCAGGCGTCCCAGTACCACTCGGCGTCCGGACCCTCGCGGAGGATAGCGATATCGTCGTCGTCGGCCTCAAATCCCCACAGAGTCACGTCAAAATTCTCAACGAAATTCTGGGGGATGTACACGCCACGGGAGTCGGACAGGAGGATTTCGATGCCAGACATAAGGAGTTCCTTTGTTTTAACAAGAACAGTATAGCGCAGTCGGAGAGAGGAGTCAAGCACTTTTTTGTGACGTCGAAAGAAAAAAGCGCACAGTCAGAGCGCCTATGGCCATAGGCGCTCCTTCAACGCTTACTAATACACGTGCCGTTGGTGCCGTTGTTGTATGTTGGCACCCAGCTGCCTCCGTTGTCGATACACTGCTTGAGTGTTTCGTAATACTGCTTGTTGTTTTCGCTTACAACATATGTGCAACCTGCAACTGTGCTGCCAACCATTATAACCATCGACAGCGCCGCAACAATTACTTGTGTAGTATTCATGTCACTCCTCCACCACGATCCATTCATAGTCATAAGGCTCCATCACCGTCTCAGCGCCGTCATACTCGTCGATGCGGTACCGCTTGCCGGCAAGCTCCTTGACGCGCAGGTCAGCAAACCTACCGCTAGCCTCTCCGCCCAACTTCTCCACCACAGCCACCAAGTCGGGATCGTGTCGCGGTAACTCACCATAACGGTAGTCGTCCGGATCAAATTCGATGCCCATGGCTTCCTTGAGAGCACTAAGCTCTGCAAGGGCTTTGGCAGACAGACCGAAACCACCGAAGCACGAATTGTACACTACCTTAACCATCTTCAACCTTCCTGAGTTACATCAAAGCAATAGATCGCGCAGTCTGCAGCCAACACGCCGAACTGGGTTGCGTCGTGGTAGAGACTGAAGTATACGTCGTCCTCCACGTCTATACAGAAGCACTGACCATATACCTTGAGCATGTACCTGGTAAATTTATCTAGAGCCTTCTGGTCCTCCTCAGACAAGCCGCTCTCGTCACCGTTTACCAGAGCAGAAGCCCAGTGTATCGGGAGCTCGTACTTTTCCAGTTCCATTACTGCAACTCCAAAGAAGTGTCGTACCACCGATCAGTCTCTGAGGGTTCATCCTCTTCTGAGGGTTCATCCTCATCCTCGGACTCGAAGAGGAAGTCGTTGACTTCCGCCATCCGCTTGACGTCTCGGTCCTCTAGCCAAGCCAGAGCAGCCGCAGCTACAATCTTGGGATCCAGGAATCCCTCGTCCATCAGTTCCAGCAGCTTGCAGGTATACTCGCGCTTCATTAGCGGATCACTCCCAGTGCGGCCAGGGAGAACACCCCAGCCGAGATGAAAACAATGACGAGAACCATTCCACGTTCAAAGATCGTATCCATCAGACCATCTCCTCCTGGGCTTCGAGGCTGAACTCGTAACGGTCGAGCCAGTCGTTGAAGTCGGCCAGGAACTGCAGTGCCTCGTCGTCGGAGACCTCGTAGCCAGCCATTGCATTCACCCACTCGCGATCCATCTGAGTCATTTCAGAGTCCTCATCGTTTCAGTAAGAGCAGTATAGCGTAGTGGGTGGAGGAAGTCAACAACTATCTTAGCGAAAATCCAAAAAAGATGAAATAACGTCTCTCGTTGTGTTAGAGCTCGGTAAACGGGCAATGACCCGTCAATCGTCCTCTAACACAAGCTCTCCCCTCGTCTCTAAAAAAAGTGAATCAGATCAAGGCTTTATACCCCGATCTGATTCGCTGAAATATGCTGTAAAATCAGTCGCTTAACAATTGCTTATCAAATATCCACGCCCAGACCCTTAACTTCGTCGCGAGTCAGGAAGGTAGGATGGTCGTCGTCCATCCGAAATTCCTTCTTGGCCTTTTCGTCGTCTTCCTTCGTGGTGTCAACCACGCGACGAGTCTTGAGTTTCGCGGCGACTTCCCGCATGCGCTTCAGATTGGCTTCCTTGATGGCAGCGACCTCTTCAGCGGTCTTGATCGGCTTATCCGCCTTCGGTGCCTTCGGCGCCTTGACCTTTTCAGCCAGCTCGGGCGTCGCCAGACGCTTCACCGTCCGCTCGCGGGGAGCGCCTACGGCTATGGGCGCTTTCGCTACCGCGACGAGTGCGCCAGGGGCGACGCCTTCCTTCACGCACCAGCGATACCAGGTCTTGCCGTAGCCTGGCTTGCACGGGAGATCGCGTTCGATGATCGCGCACACTTCGAACATCGGCTTATCCTTGTTCGCGGTCATGAGAGCGATCACGCGAGACGTCTTGGTGTCCTTAGCCATTGGGAGAGCCCTTTCCGTTTCAACAAGATGGAGTATACTGGGGTTCAGAGGAGAAGTCAACACTTTTTTTGTGGGTCAGTCAAGATTTTTGTAATGTTGACTCGCCCACCGATCAACAGCTATGATTTCGCGGTCGTACTGTTTCTGGTCGATCTCGCCTTTCATCAGGAGGGTATCCAGCCGGTCGACCCTCCGCTCAACAGCTGCCTCGATCTGGTCTTCGGTCATCAGCGCCACTCCTTGTAATCTCCCGTCAGCCCGTTGTCCTCGTATCCGGCCATATATGCTTTCCATTCGAAGGAGCCGAATTCGGGCTTCACTATCTTAGACTGATGAGTCGCGCCGACGAAGTAGTGAGGAGAGGCAGCTCTCCGGTAGTATCTATCGGCCGACCCACGGTCGTAGGGTCCACCATGTCGCTTGTCGTAGCTAGTAGACGCTAGTCGCTTCATTTCAGTTTCCTCGTTAGCGTTCATCGTAGTAGCAATGCTACCTCAACCAAAGGCGAAAAGTCAACACCTAAATTACCTCCCCGTCAGAGAGCGTGAAAGTGATCTGGGAAACGTCACTATCAAAATCGTTCGGAACGAAATCGATTTCGTTACCGTCAATAATAATGGTATACTCTTCGGTTCCGCCGATACGAGCGTTATCAGAAGCACCAGCGAAAGCCTCGCGGTCGTAGCAGTCAAGCTCCTTAAAGGTAACGCGGGAAACCAGCAGGAGAGCTTCGGTCGGGGTCATCGTTTAGCCTCTATCGTTTCAACACAGGTATTATACCGCGACCAGGGGGGGAAGTCAACACCTCATTTCACAAATCGGCATAAAAGATATCAGCGATTTCACGAGCCGAGAGGCAGTCACCGTGGTCAGGGTCACCGGACTCGGGATCAACTAATATGAGTAAATTTGTTAATAGGGGAGAATTTGCTCGCACGGCCACAATTTCATATTCATTGAAGCTGAAAATCCCGTCAGCCAGGCACTTATAGTCATTGGAGTCAAACGACTCCAGCGCCTCATCAGTTTTATAGTCAAAGACCTCACAGACGACCAGCTGGGCGTTCAGACGAGAGAACTTCACATAAACCGGACGAGCCATAGGATTCACCACCATTCTTTTCAACGTTGCTGATTATACCTGGATTGGGTCCCTAGGTCAACACTTATCTTAAGAATATCGACTAATTTCCTTTCGTTCATACCGGGAGTGTCTTTTCATATATTTCGCTAGGAGGCTTCACTACGAAATATTATTTCGTCAAAAGGTGAAGATTGTTGTTGATTTTCACCCGCGATCGCGGTATACTACCATCATGAGTCGCTCCCGGAGGACATTAAGACAAGGGTAGGCTGACCATAGTGTTCCGGGCACGAAACGAACTGAGGAAAAAACGAAACTGTTTTCGAAGCTTCGCGAAGGGTAGCCCCACACCCACCCTGGTATTTTACCTGACTTTCAGTGAAAAGTCAAGCCAAAAAAATGGAGGCGGAACAAAATAAATCTGTTGACTTTTTCGGCCAGCTGAGGCAAGATTGATGCCTTCATTGCGGAGAACGAACCGGCGGCGGAAAGATACTACAAACGTTACCAACGAAACTGCAGTAGTTCGCAACGAAACCACAAAGGTTACCAACGAAATCTTTTCGTTCGTTCCAAAAATGGTTTCGAAGGGAAAGAATCGGTTTCGTATAGAACAAATTTGGTTTCCTTTAGAAGGATCTAGTTCCGTATAGAAGGATTTCGGATCGTTCGCAACGAGTCAGTTTCGTTTTTACAGAGTTTCGAAGCTCCGACAGAACGTTTTGGCTCGTTACCGAGATGTGCGGCACATCGACACAGCATCGATGCGCGACACATCGACACAGATACCAGAGACATCGAGCGACTAGCGGCAGCGACTAGCGGCTAACATCGCCCACATTTCTCTCCAGCGATTTAAAATCCCAATCAAAATCCCACATTTCAATAGTAAATTTCAATCGATAGCGAAGCGACTAGCGTCTAGCGTCTAGCGTCAGCGATTGATGGAAGGTTGTCTTAGAGACGCAATAGCATCAAGACAGACCAAAGGTCGACAGACCAAAGGTCGACAGACCAAAGGTCGACCGACTGGTCCGAAAGTTGGTAACGAAGTTGGTAACGAAGTTGGTAACGAAGTTGTTCTAAGGATTGGTCAACCGACTGGTCCGAAGTTGGTAACGAAGTTGGTAACGAAGTTAATCTACTTCTTCCCAGAATACAACATTTCAGCAGCAACATAGATTGTTATCTTAGCTGATTCTAGGTCTTCTGGTTGCTCTTTCCATCCAACAGTAATCTGACCAATGAACGTACTCGGATCAGGGGGAATGCTTATTCTGCATGTATAATTAATATTCTTATCTTTATATACAAACCCAATGAAGCTTTGTGGTTTGGTATATGCACCACATGGCATGTTGCCACCCATGAGAGAGATGACGTCTTTGTTGTTCTCTACATTCTTAGTAAACAGACCAACGTCATGATCATCATATGTTCTGATTCTACCCTCATCTCTGATGAATAGGTATACCAGCTTCCTTGTGTTCAGTATAGGGTTTACCTCAAAGATTGCAACTAGATCAGCGTTGCCTCTCTTGACAATGAAGTTGGCTGCTTCCTCATACTTACCATTCATTCTTGGGAGTGCCTGTTGCGCTCTATACGACGCCATGAATGCATCCTTCTCAGTGTAAACAAACCACCCAGAAAGAAGCATAATACCCACAATGAACAAAACAAATAACCTAAACGGACTCTCGCCGACCCATGTTAATACTGAAAGTAATAGCTCCTTTACATTCATGTATTCTCTTCCCTATCACAGACAAATGAACTCACAGCAACATTACCATATACATGAGAAGCAGTGCGAATCATATCCATAATAGGGTCAACAACAATCATTAGAACAATAATGGCCTCGTGCGGGAGCATAAGCAAATCACACACAATAGAAACCGTGGCAACCGTCAATACACCAGTCGTTCCCGCCGAAGCAAGACCAGCAAGTACCGAACCAAATATAACAACAACAAATCCCCCCACTCCAAGACTTACTCCATAAACGTTGGCAATAAAAATCGTCGCCACAGCATAATACGCTATACTACCAATACGGTTTACCGTAAAAGAAAGCGGAACCATCAACTCTACCGCACCCTTGTTAAATCTAAGAGATGTCAATGACTCCTGCGCATATGGAATACAAGCAAGAGAACTCCTAGATGATACTGCAACAATAAGCGTCTCCTTGACAGAACGAATAACACTCACAATAGAACTCTTGCTTCTAATAACAAGAACAGCAGTTGATACTAAAATAATAATCAAACCAACCAATGCCTGCTGGTAAATAAAATCAATCATCGTGAGGAATATACCAACACCAACCTTTCCTACCTGAGATGATATCATTGCAAATAATGCAAATGGTAGAAAATAATTAAGAAACTTAAAGATCGCAATTGATGCCTCTTGGACTGCACGAAGACAATCGACGATCATCTGCTGACCGGCATTCTTAACGAACCCAAGAGATATACCAAAGATCAAACAAAATATAACTACCTTCAGAGACTCTCCACCATTCAAAGAGGAGAAAATGTTCTCGGGAATAAACTTGTTGAAAATAGCAAATGGGTCTGGCTTCCTTACCTCTGGCTGAGGACCAAATAATGTTACCTCAAGATCAGAAGCTCCCGAATCCTTTGAATTGATAATGTTACCAAATGACTCCATCTTTGATGATGATACGTCGCTCGGCATCAATGTAACTGTCACAACACCAATAGCAGAAGCGAGAATCATTGATGCAATAAATCCAACTATGATCTTCCTAATCATTCCTGCAGAATCTTCCTTCTGAAGGAGACTAACAACACCAACAAGGATTGTTGCCAATAGAAAAGGAAGAACAACAACCTTCAATAAACTAAGATATACTGAACCAATAAACTCTAGGTCGGCTGATGCTGATGGATAAAATACTCCCATCAATACACCAAAAATAATTGAGAGGAATATAGTGATTGGGTTAACGAGAATCTTCTTCATATTAGATACCAGTCATGCTTCTATACATCGAAATCAGCTTGTTCACACTAATGTCGTTGTGGTTGTTCTTAATGATCATATCAACGATAGAAAGCAAATGAGTGCTCTTCCAATCAACACAAGCAGCAATGTAATCAGAGGAATCGGAAATGATTACGGTCTTTGTTGCAAGAGATGCCTCTGGTCTCTCAAAAGCAATCTTCTTAATCTCCAAATCGTCTCTGAATCCAGCAGAATACTTTCCAGAAATAACACCATTAACAATGGTCCCCCAGTTCTTCTCTGGAACATATGTGGCCTTGGGGAAATTAATCCTTGCAAATGTATCATATGATGACCCGCCGATAAAGGCAATGCTGCCATCAAAATTCTTAATTACCTCATGAGGCTCCTTGCCGACAGATTTGGAAGATAACCAAACGCGATTGATTACCATTGCTTGCTTGAGCTTTGCATAAGGAACAGAAAATCTCACTATGTTGGCTCTTGGACCAGTAATAGACAACTTTGAAATGCCAATGTTTGCCTTGTCTGACTTTACCTGATCAACAACATCTGAAAATGTCTTGGCGTCTCTACGAAACTCAATTGGAACATCTAACATCTTAGCCACAGCATGAGCAATAGAAACGTCAACGCCAGCAAACGTGGAATCTTTCGGAAGGTTTCCATAGAAAGGAAGGTTGTCGAATGAAGTCATTGCAACAACTAACTTACCGTTCTTCTTTATCTCTTCAATGTCAGGAGGAATAGAACTGTCAGACAAAGCAGGAAAGGATATTAAAGAAAAAGCGGAACCGGCAATAAAAGATCTCTTTGATATATTCACGTCAAAATCCTCTGTTTTATTTTTTATTATTTAGAGTATGATAATCTCTTCAAATCCTTCTTCGCGAGTTGGCTCTTCGTAGTTCTTTGCCATACTTTCAATGACATTATGAGGGATAATCTTACCAGGGCGATCAAGACGGCGAAGCCATTCTTCCTTGTTCTGCGGAGTAGTAACAACAACAGCGATCTTGCGATAATGCTTCGGAACAATAGACAGTTTACCCACACGAGACTTCTTGGTCAGGTTGGTCTGGTCAAGAACAACATTCATATTGTTTTGAAACGCCCAGGTGAGATGAATGTTCATCTGCCTGGTTGCCTCCTTGATGTGTTCTTGAAACACCTCATTATACGTCTTGTTGTTAACCGATGCATATGCCTCAATCAGTGCATCAGTGGAACAATATGCATGATTCGTTGGCGAGATGTTTCTCGTCACCCACGTAGACTTACCCGAACCAGGAATTCCACACATCATAACATAATCAGGCATCAGTAGCTCCATAATTCCAGAAAGTCATTTCACCAAAGACCCAGCGTACAGAATCAATCTGTGTCTGAGTATTACACTTTTTCTTCAGCATGTCAAGCAGACAATCCCTCACGTTTTTGTCACCATCCCAACATGCAAAAATGATTTGACGGCGACCAGAATGAATAGCAGGAGCACGATTGATAGCAAAGTCACGACGATCAATTGATGATGCCTTATATTCATCCAAAAGAAACTGAATACGACGAACTTCATGATTGAAGTTATGCCAGAACTCCACCTCGAACCGTTCCAGACGAACTCGGTCCTCGTCGGGCAGCATAGCCTTGACGTCGTCGACCTCTCCATCGACGATCATCGCAATCACGTTCTTCTCCTGCGAGATCGAGTCCTTGGCACGATGACGAGTAACATACCAGTCAGACTTGACTTTTATCATATGCCCGTCATCGAAACGAATAATAAATCCTTCTGCTTCCTCTAGATCACGAGTGTGCTCAATCAAATGATTCATATTTTGAATGCTGCCCTCAAACTGACGAACAACTTCAAATCGACCATTTACATTAAGAACCATATCCTCGTAATGCATATAATCACCAGATACAGTATCACGAACAGCAATCAATACCAGACGATCTTCTGGATAATCAATTACAATCTTCTGCTTGCGCGAACACCATTCAAAAATGGGAGTCCACTGAAGGTCCATCATTTGCTTACAGAACTCATAGATAGCAGGATGATTAGCAACAAACACCTCTGCCTGCATAGATATTTCATTGATACCCATTTTGGTCGCAAATCGAAGATCATCACCAACACGAATTGGTGTGATCATAGAACCATCTAGCTTCTCAAGAATGACGTGATGCTTACCCAAATCAATATGTCGATCTTGAGTTTCTTCACGTTCATTTACGTTGAAGAACTTATGCAAACGACGAGCCATGATTTTACCATCACGGTCAAACATCAGACCGCGACACTCACGCCGAATTGTGTCATTAACAGTTTTGATTTCAGGAAACGTGTCAGGCATAGCCACAAGATAATTAACTACAAATCCCCAATCACGTTCTGCAATGATAAAGTCCGTCCTGCCTTCAATAGCAGGACGGACATCATCTAGGTGTAGAATAACAGGAAAACCATAGTTCATAGCCAACCCTCCAATTTATAGACATAGTATACCTGGGTTGACTCGAAAAGTCAATCCCTTTCATGTATTTCCCTTTTTTGTATTAAAACTCCTCATCATGTTGGTTGACATCAAACACAAATATGCCATTCTCAACCCACATTCTCTTTACTCGTTTGCGGTCTTCGAACGCCATTGTTGGATTATAGCCGTCTTGACGAATTTTGTCAAGTAGTTCTTTTTTGATGATGGGGTCATCACGATAATCTCCATCACTTCTCATATAAAGAGGTCCATCAATACCTACATGCTTTTTAATCCAGGCTTGAGTTACCTCTCTATTTTCTTCTGTTCTGCCTGAACAAAAGATGATAGTGTCGCCAGACGAATTGACAAGCCTACGAATTATAGTAATAGTAGATTCGATTGGCTTGTCGTTTTCCAGACCAGAATAGAATGCTTTCCAATTCTTTGGCTTGCTCTTGAGCCAATGACGACGATGCTCTAGGTCAGCAATGGTTCCATCTATGTCACACAAAATATCCACATCACACCACTCTAAAAGCTGAGAACCTCACATATGGACGAGGATTTTCAATCATCGCATATGTTTCTTCTCTTGTTCCAAAGGCTCTATTTTTAACAACAAAAGCCTTTTCATTTGTTCCCCATGGGGTATTCACAAACTTTTCAATACCAGTTGGTGCTGGTAGAGCTTGCTTGACTTCTTTGTTTGACTTATCCATAATCAACCCCTTCTCATTCGAGCAATGTCAGATGCAGCTTCCTTCGTTCGAATAGGCTGCATACAAGATTTGTGAAGAACAGCAACACCAATGATCTCACGACCAGTGTATTTGTTTTCATTACGCTTTAGTCCAGTTGGTCCAATACCAGACAGATCGGGCTTTTCGATACGTGAAACAGGAACAGAGAATTTAACATCAGCCCTGTTGCCCTTTGTCTTGGTTCTAGACTTAATCTGTGAAGGATGAACGCCGTTCTTGATCAACCAAGCCTCGTGTTCTGCGACAGCAGAGCTAGAAACTTTCTTGGTATTTGACTTACCGTTGTTGTTGAAATAAGCAGGAAGAAGAGACATGTTCGCCCTCTCTATCTCAATCTTTGGTCAAAGGAACGCAGGACGCGGAAAACCTACCATAAGCAACAATATCTTTTTTCTGTTTATATAATTCTGCTTGCACAGCGGCACATGCCTTTTCAGAGGGCATCACAGTGACAGAATAGGTTCCATACTGTTGTGCTGTGTTGAAAGCCAACACCAGAGCGAATGCTTGTTCAATCATTTTGTTTCTCCATGTTCGACACACACCAAGACTTCTTCACACCAAAATCATACCATTCACCCTGTGAAATAACTTCGATGCCCATTTCAGCCAGAACACGAAGCAGTGTTTCTTCACGATCAAGTGTCTTGATTGGTTCAATTTCTTTAGGATGTTCGACCGATCCAATCCATGCACCCATACTGGTGCGGTCAAGAATAATTTTCATTTTGTTTTTCCTTTCATAAAGTGCTTCCTCCCCGCCGTGGTACATATAGCTTACTTGAGTAGGGTCAACAACCAATTATTGTGCGGACTTCTACCGCCTCTTATAAACCTTCCATCCACTGACACAGGGAAGACTATCGTGCTGCCAACGCCAGTTTGGTAGACTGGAACCACTCTACTGCCAGTCAGGCAGTTTCTCATCCTCCGAGTCAGAGTAGCCGATGACAAGTCGGCGCGTCTCTAATTGTTCTCCTGTTTGATGGAGCCTATTATACAGTAGTCGTCTCAGGAAGGCAAGAGAAATTTTGTTTCTTGAGAATATAATATTCTTGAACCAAAACCTCAAAAGTATCAAAAGCCTTTTGAAACTTCCAAACTGTGTTCATCACTTGAAAACCTTTACGAGCAGTGGACCAAATCGAAACATACGATACTCATTGCCTCCGTTGAACATGATCACGTTCCAGTGAAATGGACCACCATA